TTACTGACAAAGTTGTACCTATATCGATTAATTATCCTTTCTTTTTTAGTCCTATTCAAGACGGTATGGATAGGCCAAAATCCGAGCTTGCATATAGAGTTCCAGCTTCTAAGTTCACTAGAAAGAAAATTACAACAAACGAAAAGCTAGAAGATTTAGAAGGATTAGATACAACTATAGACTGGAAAAATACAGGTGACAATAGTTATGATGGTGAAAAACTAAAGTTACTGGTACATGATGAAAGTGGTAAGTGGGAAAGACCTGATAATATATTAAACAACTGGCGAGTTACAAAAACATGTTTACGATTAGGTAGTAGAATTATAGGTAAATGTATGATGGGCTCAACATCAAACTCTTTAGACAAAGGTGGAGAAAACTTTAAAAAACTATATAATGCATCAGACGTTACTAAGCGAAACAGAAATGGACAGACAGCGTCTGGGCTATATTCTCTTTTTATCCCAATGGAGTGGAACTACGAAGGATTTATTGATGAGCACGGAAGCCCAGTCTTCGATACTCCGGATCATGAAGTCTTCGATCCACACGGGGAGTTAATAGATATAGGCGTTATAGACAGTTGGCAAAATGAAGCTGACGGTTTAAAAGGTGATCAAGATGCGCTAAACGAATTTTATAGACAGTTTCCAAGAACTACTGAGCATGCATTTAGAGATGAGACTAAGAATAGTATATTTAACTTAGTTAAACTATACGAACAAATAGATTACAACGAGGAAATGTCTAGAACACTAGGTGTTTCAATAGGTAACTTTCAGTGGGTTAATGGCGTTAAAGATTCAACAGTAATATTTTATCCAGACCCTAAAGGTAGGTTTAAAGTAAGCTGGACACCACCACCAAATATACAAAACAAAGTTGTAATAAAAAACGGTGTTAGATACCCAGGCAACGAGCATATGGGTGCTTTTGGTTGTGATAGCTATGATATATCAGGAACAGTAGATGGTAAAGGTTCTAAAGGTGCTTTGCACGGTTTAACTAAGTTCAGTATGGAAGATGCGCCAGCTAATCAGTTTTTTTTAGAGTATTTAGCTAGACCACAAACTGCAGAGATATTCTTTGAAGACGTTCTAATGGCATTAGTATTTTACGGAATGCCTTTACTTGCAGAGAACAACAAACCTCGTCTATTGTATTATTTACGAAGACGTGGTTATAGAGGTTTTAGCATGAACAGACCAGATAAAATATGGAATAAACTATCTGTAGCAGAAAAAGAAATAGGTGGTATACCAAACTCTAGTGAAGATATAAAACAAGCTCACGCTGCTGCAATTGAGATGTATATACAAAATCACGTAGGCATGAACAACGAAGGTCAATTTGGTAGTTGTTATTTTAATGAATTACTAAACGACTGGGCTAAGTTTGATATAAACAAAAGAACAAAGCACGATGCATCTATAAGCTCTGGTTTAGCTATTATGGCTAACAACAGGCATTTATACGCGCCAAACGCTAAAATAGAAAAACCAAAACTAAACATAAGTATTGCTAAGTATAAAAACACAGGTAATACATCTAAATTAATTAAAGAATAAATATGGCAGAGTCTGTTATAAATAATTATTTTCCAAGCCAAGTCGTAAGCGATGTGGAAAAAATGAGCTATGAGTATGGTTTAAAAGTAGCTAAAGCTATTGAAACAGAGTGGTTTCATGTTGATAGAGGGTCAAATAGATACAAAACAAACTCAAATAATTTTCATAAACTAAGGCTGTACGCTAGAGGAGAACAATCAATACAAAAATACAAAGATGAATTATCTATAAATGGTGATTTGTCTTATCTTAATTTAGACTGGAAACCAGTACCTATTATACCTAAGTTTGTTGATATAGTTGTAAATGGTATTGCAGAAAGAACATATGATATAAAAGCTTATTCTCAAGATCCTTACGGAGTAGAACAACGTACTAAGTACATGGAGTCAATTTTGAAAGACATGAGAACAGAAGCAATAGCTGATTTTGCTGAACAACAACTAGGTATAAACATAAGAGAAAATAAAGTAGAAGAACTACCTGGGTCGGAAGAAGAATTAATGCTTAACATGCAGTTAACATACAAGCAGTCTGTAGAGCTTGCCGAAGAACAAGCTTTAAATGTTTTGTTTGAAGGTAATAACTATGAGTTAATTAAAAAAAGATTTTATTACGATCTAACTGTTATTGGTATTGGAGCTGTTAAAACAAGTTTTAATACATCTGAAGGTGTTGTTGTAGATTACGTTGATCCAGCTGATTTAGTCTACTCCTATACAGAGTCTCCTTATTTTAACGACATTTACTATACTGGTGAAGTAAAAATGGTTTCTATAAACGAGTTAGTAAAACAATTTCCTAACTTAACTCAAGAAGAGCTAGAAGATATAGTAAAAAACAAAAACCACAAACAAACAAATTACAATAAAACTGGTAGTAATTTAAAAGAAGAAGATAGTAACAAGGTTCAGGTTTTATACTTTAACTATAAAACTTATATGAATGAAGTTTATAAGGTAAAACAAACTGGAACAGGAGCTAGCAAAATACTACCTAAAGACGACACATTTAACCCACCAAAAAATATGGAAGGTGGTTTTGCTAAACTAGAAAGATCTATAGAGTGTTTGTACGACGGTGCTTTAATACTAGGAACTGATAAGTTGCTTAAGTGGGAGATGGCTAAAAATATGGTAAGACCTAAAAGTGATTTTACAAAAGTTAAAATGAACTATGCTATAGTTGCGCCTAGAATGTACAAAGGCAGAATAGAAAGTTTAGTAAGTAGAATAACAGGTTTTGCTGATATGATACAGCTTACACATTTAAAGCTGCAACAAGTATTAGCTAGAATGGTTCCAGATGGTGTTTATTTAGATGCTGATGGTCTAGCTGAAATAGATTTAGGTAACGGTACAAACTACAGCCCACAAGAAGCTTTAAACATGTTCTTCCAAACAGGTTCTGTTATAGGTAGATCATTTACTTCTGAAGGTGATCAAAACCCTGGTAAAGTACCTATTCAAGAAATACAGTCTAGCAATGGTGGTGCTAAAATGCAAAGTTTAATTGGTACGTACAATTATTATTTACAAATGATAAGAGATACTACCGGGCTTAATGAAGCTAGAGACGCTGCAACTCCAGATAAAAACGCTTTAGTAGGTGTGCAAAAACTAGCTGCAGCAAATAGTAACACTGCAACAAGACATATATTACAAGCTGGTTTGTTTTTAACATCTGAAACCGCTGAGTGTTTATCACTTAGAATATCTGACATTATAGAATATTCCCCGACAAGAGACGCTTTTATACAACAAATAGGTAATCACAATGTTGCAACTCTTGAGGAAATGCAAAACTTACATCTTTATGATTTTGGTATATTTTTAGAACTAACACCTGATGAAGAAGAAAAAGCATTGTTAGAAAACAATATTCAAGTAGCTGTTGCGCAACAAGGTATTGACTTAGAAGACGCTATAGATCTTAGAGAAATTAAAAATATAAAATTAGCTAATCAGCTTTTAAAAATACGTAGAAAACAAAAGCAAGAAAGAGATCAAGCTATGCAACAACAAAATATACAAGCTCAGTCTCAAGCTAATGTACAAGCTCAGCAAGCAGCTGCGCAAATGGAAATGCAAAAACAACAAGTTATGATGCAAGCTGAAACTCAACTTGAACAAATGAAAGCTCAAATTGAAGCTCAAAAAATGCAACAAGAGGTAGTTCACAAAAAAGAACTAATGCAAATGGAGTTTCAAATGAACATGCAGCTAAGGCAAATGGATAAGCAGGGCGTTGACCAAAAAGAAAAACAAAAAGAAGATCGTAAAGACGAAAGAACTAGAATACAAGCGTCACAACAAAGTGAGCTTATAGATCAAAGAAATAATCAAAAACCACCTAAAAACTTTGAGTCTGCAGGTAATGATTCTTTAGGAGGAGGTTTTGATTTAGGTTCTTTTGATCCTAGATAACAATTATTAATTATTATTATATTATATTATGGAAGAAAACGTAGAAAACGTAGTTGAAGAAACTACACAAGCAACTGAACAACCAGTTGAAGAAACTAAAAAACCAAACATTAATGAAGACGGCGATTACGTTGTTAATTTAAATAAACCAGAGGAAAATGAAACTAAAGAAAATAACCCTGACAACAAGGGAGTGGTTGGAGTCGATGAAAATGCCAATGCCACAGAAAAACAAGAAGAAATACAACCGGAAGCTGAAACACAAGAAACTCCAGTATTAGAAGAAATAACTGAAGATGTAAAAGAACAAACAGAAGAATTAGCTGAAGAAGTTGAAGAAGCTGTTGCTGAGTCAAAAGAAACTGGTAAAGCTTTGCCTGAAAATTTACAAAAAGTTGTAGACTTTATGGATGAAACCGGTGGTACTTTAGAGGATTATGTTAATTTAAATCAAGACTATTCTAGTTATGATGACATGACACTTTTAAGAGAGTACTATAAAACTACAAAATCTCATTTAACATTAGATGAAGTTAATTTTTTAATTGAAGAAGAATTTGCTTTTGACGAAGAGGTTGATGAGGAAAGAGATATTAAAAGAAAAAAAATAGCGTTAAAAGAGCAAGTTGCCAACGCTAAAAACCATCTGGACGGGTTAAAGTCCAAATACTATGAAGAAGTTAAAGCTGGTTCTAGGTTAACACCTGACCAACAAAAAGCTTGGGACTTTTTTAATAGATATAACAAAGAGTCGGAAGAAAACCAAAAAATAGCAAAAAAACAAACTGATAATTTTTTAAATAAAACTAATCAAGTTTTTAACGATAAATTCAAAGGTTTTGAATATAACGTCGGTGATAAAAAATATAGGTTTAACGTGAAGAATGCTGGAGAGGTGAAAGAAACCCAAGGTGATATTAATAATTTTGTCAAGAAGTTCTTGAATGAAAATAATGAAATGTCAGATGCTAAAGGTTATCATAAATCTTTATTTACAGCAATGAATCCCGATGCTATTGCTAATCACTTTTATGAACAAGGCAAAGCTGACGCTATAAAAAATAGTGTTGCTAAAGCTAAGAACATAAAAATGGATCCTA